ATAAAATATATTATCACCAAATCTTTGGATTTGATTGTGAAGTATACTTTGTATCTGTGTTAGTTCTCTTGCTTGAACTGCATATCCAGGTCTAAACAACATACGAATAAATTTTTTCGTTGAATCGTAATCGTCATAATAAGGATCTATGTTGAATATCGTTGGATCGTATGCCATTTGTTATCCTTTAGAATTGGAAAATAACCTTTATCTCTTCTTTTTGCTCAATGTTCCTGGTTATAGGTTGAACATTTTGTATGTATATCAGTTCACCTGAACGATATTTTAGTTCTTCTTCGTGAGGTACACCTGTAACTATTGCGTTTGAAGTTACTCCGTTAGAGTCTTTAAATTGTACTGTTGTGCCCAAGAATGTTCCTTCAACTCCGTAAAGTCTTAAAGATCCTTGTGTTGAACCTGTTGCAGAAACCCAATCCACAACATATCCCTTTGCTTGAGAAGTTGATCCTGTCAATCCAAAAACTAATGAATTTGCTATAAAGCAGGATTCGGTGAAAGGATTGCTTATGGTAGTTTTTACAGATACGGATGTGGTTTGATCGTATACTGATACAGAATCTCTAACAGTTTCACCAACATCCATAATTGTTGCTATACCCGAAGCCCCGGATGCTCCGCGAATAGGAGTCATAAAGTAATCACACTCAATCAGTCTTTCTAATCTTGTCGGTATTCTTGAAGGATCTTCTATGAACAAGGTTCCTAAAGAATATACTCCTGCGGCAGTAACCCATCTATTAACTTTACCACCAAAACGGCTATTTGATATATTGTTTAATTTATTACCAATGCTGCTAACAAATAATCCTGGTCTAAAATCTGATCCGTCAACACGGAATTCAACACCAGAAGAACCTCCTAAAGCACCGGGTGCGGGACTTACCTGTAATCTTAAAACTTCTCTACCTTCTGTTCCTGCAACAATTCGTTGGCTTACATCAACAACAGTGAAATTGCCGCTGTTTAAAGCCCCTGTTGTAGAAGATACAAAAGTATCACAATAAAATTTTCCACCTGTAACAGAATCTACAATCAATTCAGATGTTCCGTAATATCCCGAAACTCCCTTGCTCCAAGAAACTATTCTCCCCAAAGCCTTATCATATCCTGTAATTCCATTTGCTCCTGTTGCAGACTGCAAAAGAGTTGCACCAACAAGGAAAGAACCAGTGCTTCCAGCCTCTTGAAACTTTAATCGGAATTGAGGATTTTGTAATTCTGGATTTTTTACTATTCCAAATTGACGATATTTTGTTATTGCAGAAAGTTTAGCCTTTTCGTCTTGAGTAAAATCTACAATAACCATAATTGTTGAAGCACCCAATTCTTTAACAGCGTTACTTCCATGACCATCAGGAGGAGAGATGATTATATCTGCAACATCATTAATGTCGCCAACATAACCAGAAATAAAAGTTAATCCCTTTGTTGCCGAAAAATCTGCTTTTGTATAGTTTATTCCTGTATCAACCAACTCAAAAGAATCAACATAAGATTGATTATAGATGTTTTGTGACGAGCAAGTATCAATATTAGTTGTTATACCTTCACCAAATTTCACAGTCATATCTGCTCTTCCAAAATTATTCAGATATGTGTCTTTTGCTAAACCGTCTCCCACTATTTGCAAATTTGGCTGAATGGAAAATTTACTATCGTTTGCTGATAACCCCACAGTTAGTGGAGAATTAATAGTAATAATTCCATAATTTCCTGTTGTGGAGTATGAGTATGATTTTATTTCTCGTCTTTGACCTTCGCCCTGACCAGAATCTACAGAGAATATCAAATTGTTATAAAAATTATTTGCTCCAATTAAGTATGGACTGTATATGTTTATGGAACCTGTATAACCATTTCCATAATCTTGTTGAACAGAATTGTTTGTGTCTGGTTTTACACAGTTTATTATAGACAAATAGGGTTTATATTTTTCTTTCAACTGAACAAAAGACACTTCTCCAGGTACTGCTGCCTGTTGAACATTCCATTGAAGTGTTCTTTCTTCATCTGTAACTTTAAGATAATTTACATATTCAATAGGCATGTAGCCTTGAGTTATTATTCTTTGTGTTGCTGATGATCCTACACTTTCATCGTATACAGTTTTTGTTAAAAACTTACGCTTACTTTCGGGAATCATATACATGAATTTCCAACGATATCCATCTGACAGTTTTCTAATCTCTGGATCGGTGTGTGTTGGAGAAACTCTAGATGCTGTGTTATAGTAGTTGTCTATGCACTTGTATACGCGAGTTTCGTCTACCAAAACATAAAATTTTGATGGATTAGTGTCATTAAATAAATCTAATTGGCTATTATATGGTTCATAAACCGAACCCATCTTCCAATCATATCTTGGGATAACCAAGGAAATGTTATCTTGGGTTATTCTTTTTGCTGCAAGTATATCCTGCCAAAAACTAGTTTCGGCAAAATCGGTATCCATAGATTCTGGAATTGTGAGTATTCCGCCACCCGTTATTGCAGATTCGGTTTCCCAAGGTGCAACTCTTCCCATAGTTAGGAAATAGTTGTTTGTTGATGATACATTCATATCTGCCAACAACATTTCTGCCATGTGTCGTCTATAATTTTGTCTAATTGGTGAACATGATGCCATATGTTATTATCTATAATGAATTTTAATGGTGAATTTTCTCATATTGTTATAAGGTAGTTAAAATCTATTACGGTTTCACTACCGGGTATAACATTGTTTGAGGTGTTCATAAGGTATAGTTTTGCCCTATACACGCAATTATTGTTTGTGATAATACTCCCATTATATGCAAAAGGAGTTCCTATCACACCAGTTCCTAAACTTATTGCTCCAGGTTCGCTGTTTGGGTTTTGGGGATTTATGAACGGATAGTTGATGTTTATAGTTCTGCTTGATAGTGATATGGGCCCAATATTAGCCATAGCGTACTCTGTTCCATTTTGAGCAACTATGTAAAGATCGCATTTCATATAAATTGCACCATAATACCCAACATTTAGGAATGTGGATGCTCCAGACGCGGATTTTATTTCATCTATAGTTAACGATATAGACCTACTTCCGCCTGTAGCAATCACAATATATTGTGGATCAGTACTCCAAGAACTGGATATGGTGGTGTTATTGATTTTTGTAACTGTAAATCTTGGAACTTCAGGTATTGCTATATTTTCTTTTTTGCAATCAAACTCAATATTATTTGGTATTTTTAAAAAACTGTTAATGGTTATTTTTCTAAATTCCGAATAATTGGTTTCTTCTCCGGTATTTGTTATACCACCAACATTTCTGATTACAGTCTCTGTTGGATTGTAATTTAAAACCACATATCTTTCGCCTGCTGTAAATCCCGAAGCCCACTCTTGACGAATTGATGTGGAACCTTCAGCCCATTCCTGCCAGTATCCTGTAGTTCCATTATTATATCCTATTGGATTTGTTCCTCTATTAATATAATCCACATTTGAAATCATTCGGAATCCGCCTATATCATTCAAAAATTCATTCTTTAGATCGTAGGGAATTCGTGCAACAACAGAACCTTTTATCTTTCTATTGGGGTGTTGGTAAATTATCCAAAATGGTACTGAATTTTCAAATTCTGGTGTAGTTTGTGGAGAAACAGGATTAACAAAATTTCTATTGTAGGTTACTGGATTTCCCAAAATTTTATGGGCTTGAAATGGGTCTATTCCTTGACTTACCATTTCAGCAATGTCGCCAGAATCAAAAACACCATCTTGATTAAAATCCAAACTTCCTTGTATTAAAGGATCGTGGATAATAGGATCATAGCCAGTCAATAGACCTGTTGATGTATCGGTGAACCACGGAGCAAGATCATCGTGTGTTAATAGTGTGTATGGACTATAGTTTCCTATTAATGGTACTTCGTAACTAATAAGAGAAGAACTAGTGTCTAAAGCAGCAATAGCGCATCTCTTTAATTGTACTTTTCCAAAGAAAGCAAGTCCTGCTGGATTTAATAGTCTTTTTATAATGTCTCTATAACGATCTGTTGTCACTTCGCTCAATATCAAATATGAATAGTTTTGATAAAAATGATTATCTTGTATTACTTTATTTGTACTTAATCTACCGTCATTATTCGCATAATATCCTTCATATTCAGATACGGCACTTGTTCCTATTGTACCAGAAAAATTTTTACCTAAATCAGAGGTTATACTCAAAGATGGAGCAGTTTTGTAGTTTATTCCAAAATTGTTTATCGTTATTTTTTTTACCTTACCACTACTATCAACTTCACTTACACGACCTGCTCCCTTTATGCCAGTATCGTTTGATGCTGATGTTATTACAATAGTATCTCCAACCCTATAGTTACTTCCACCATTTGTTATCGCTACTTTACCCAATACAGGAAATACTCTTGGTTCAACTCTTGTAATTCCTTTAGAATCTTCAAATTCTATTCCATTGTAACCAGAAACAAATTCACCATTGATATTTGCTAAAAATAACTCTGCAATATCATTTGTTCCAACTCTATAAACGCTAGCATCCAAAACGCGAGCACTAGCAATAATATTACCGTTTTGATTTTTTTGATATATGGTTTTTCCAAGACTATCAAAAATGGTATTGCCCAAATTGTTTGATAATTTTATTGATCGGGAAAGTATCCACTTTCCATCAGATAATTTTAAAATGTCATTTTTTGGATAATAGAACTCAACCCCTGTATCAAACAAAATTCTGAATAAAAATTCATAAGTCTTTTCTGTTCCTTTTGCGCTATAAAATCCCTTAATGTTTTTTATGAGTTTTACTGCATCTACAGGTTTTTTGGTTTTTTCCGATATTGCTAAAGTTTCGGGGAAATCTAAAAGGTATTCGTTTTTAAATCGGTCAATAAATTGATCTAGACTTTCATCAACTTCTATCGCACTTCCTAATTTTTTAGGAGAACGAAATCCTGATTCATCGCTATCTAACCACTCATAGTATGCTGACAAAAAAGCAACCATAGTTGGATGACCAATTCTAACAAACTCTGGCAGTTGTCCAGATACGAATGGTGTTATAGGTTTGCTTTTATCACTAGCCATTGATTACTCAGAAAATAACTGTTTGAGATTGGTTTGATGTATATAGACTGTCTGGCTCAACTGCGTAATTTGAAGATTCTGAATCAATTGATATTATCTGATTTCTCAATGCTTTGATATCTTGTTTTTCTGGTATTACAGTAATTCGTATTTCAGAACTTGTTTTTGGAATTATGTACTCAGGCTTAAAATTGTTTAGAGTTATTAACCCCTTTGTATAATCAATCTTACCTGCTTTAGAATTTATGTAAACTTTAGAAGCACCATCTATTTTGTAGATTCTGATGTTTCCATAACCATCATCATCAAGATAACAATCTACTATTGGTTTAACTGTTGCTGAACTTGTTTTATCCTGATAACCAAAAGCATTTGTAGAAACAACAGAAGTAAATCCATCTATAGGATGCAAAATAGAATTATAGAATTTTATGGTGTAAGATGAAGCCTTATTCAATAGAGGTTCAATTCTTTTTTGCAACTTTAGATTCATTGATGTTCCTGTAATTGATCCATTTACAGAATCTATTGCTGTTATAAATTTTGATGCTTTAAAATCTTTTCCAAACTTAAATAAATATGCAGACTCATAATTTAAAACTCTGTTTGTAATCAATTCTCGCAATCCATCAATGCTTAAATTAGTTTTTGTAGGATCATACATGGTATTTGTACTTATTTCCAAATAGATGTAATCGGGATCAACAACTTCTGGTGTTATAGTTACAAGATTTCGTTTTCCTAAGACAGTCTTTTCAATAGCCAATTTTTCTATTAAACTTATTTTCTTGCCATTTTTTGGTTTAATTGAAATGAATACTTTACCGTATGCAGGTGGTTCGTTATCTTCTCCACCCCATACAAAGAATGAGTCTATTGTATCACTAAATTCCGAGACTAAAATTGTTTTATAGTCTTCGGTAGTTACTGCTCTTTCTTTTGCTTGATAACTTCTTGGAGCGTAATACTTGATAGATTCTAGTGTTTCTGGTGTTGTTCCACCAAAGGAAGAAGTGTAATTTCCCTCCGTGTCTAGAATAGTGGTAATTGCGGTTGTTCTGCCAGAAGTTCTTGGGGAAGCAAAAGACGAAACTGCTCCGCTTGTATAGGTGAAGGATTTGCAATTGTTAGCCAAATTTCCACTTGTAACAAGGTATTCTAAATTTATTACATTACCATTTTCCAAGGCTTTACCGACGACACCATCACCAAAATAAATCTCATATCTGCCGTCTTCAGATTCCTGTAAGAAATAAACATAGGAATCAGAATTTAAAGAATTCACATCAGTTCCTCTACTCCAAATGTTTAAAATTCCTGTGCTATCATTTATAGAGTTTTGGACTCTTACCTTTATTGTATCTACATCTATATTACTACTTGGCAATATGAATCTTTGTGATGGATCAAATGTGTTTACAACATATGAATATGTTTTTAACGATCCTTCTAATAATTTTACATTTGTGGCTTTTATTATATTGTTAACAATTTTTAATTTAGTATCTTCTGTAGCGACAAAATCATAGTAAGAGCCTCCAGGAAATTTTCCTCTAAAGACATCTCCACGATTTATAAAAGCATTTCCGCTTTTTACACGATCTAATAATAAAGAAGGTTGCGAGGTATTACCGTTTAAAAATTCTATATCAATAAAAACTTGTGATGATTTAATTGATCTTGGTGTATATCCTAATTGTTTTGCTATAGAAACTACGCTATTTCGCATTATAGCCGAATCTAAAAATGCTTCATTAGCAACCATATTTGCATAAAATGCCTGATAATGTGTGTTGTATGATAGCAAATCTAAAATTATGTTTATGCCTGCTCCCTCAAAATCAAAGTCTTTGAATAGAGGTTGATCTTTAAGGTATGTTTTAAGATTGCTTTTTATTGAGTCAAAATCTAAAGCATCTATTTTTAAGTTATTCTTGTTCATCTAGTTCTCTCCAAGACAATGCTTGTTTCAAAAGTTTGTGGCCTGTTTACCACATTAAATTTAACGGTTACATTCAATTCATTAGTATCTGCGTTTGATAGAAAGTTTATGCTTAATCCTTCAACTCTTGGTTCATATTTTCTTATTACTTCTTCTATATTTCTTTTTAAAACAGAATATACCACAGGGCTTGGATTTTCAAATAAAAGATCTTGTATTCCTGAACTTATTTCAGGATGAAAAGGTTTTTCAAATTTTTTCAATAGAAGTAAATTTCGTATGGCTCGTTTAACCGCGTTTTCATTAACCTTAACGATAACATCATTTGTGATTGGATGGGGAATCATATTAAGATCTAAGTCACCAAACAAAAAGTTTTCTAGTTTAGTTGTACTTTTCATTTAGGTTCCTCTCAATATTTCTAATTCAATAAAAGAACGATACTTATCCATTATTCTTTCACAATCATCATAATCATCGGGTATATCATGTAAACTACCCCACTCAGCCCTAACAAATCCTAAAAACAATTCTTCCTTCTTTACTGGCAACAAAGAAAATGCATCTATATTTTTTGATTCATTGTAAGTTTTTATTAGGCTGTCTTCTGGTAGAGATCTAGTTAATCTAATTTTTGGGCTATCTTCTTTCAACATGGATACCATACACCAAAATAGAGACACAAGAATGTTGTGTAAATTTACCGATTCCATTGAAACGCCAGGTCTGCAAGATTCGTGACTTACACTAAATCGTTTCATCGGCGATCCTTCTAGGAATTTGCCACCATTATGAAACTGCGCTAGTTGAACACGATCAGCATTTAATTGTATTCTTAAAGAGGTCAGCAATTCGTGTATAGTGGTATGTTTATACCCATCCTTTGAATTTACATTCAAAGAATTTTGTTCTTGTTTATTTTTTAATTCTTTATACTTTTTTGTAAAGTAAATTACACCCAAAATTAAACCACCTATAGAACCTATTATAGCACTACTTGAATCTAGCCAATGCTGAATTTCTGTTACTTGTGTCATTTATCCTCCGCAATAAACATTTGTACTTCCTGTAGCAATGGATGAGCCACATGCAACAGGATCTCCAACTCGCATCAATTGTCTACTGTTGACATATACTTGAGAAGATCCTTGTATACTCATTGATACATGGCATGGGTGCTTATCGTCGCAAGAATCGCAATGTGGGCCCAAACCATCAAACTGTCTATGACATCCTTTACTATTAATAAAAACATTACCCGACCAAGCAATAACTGGTCTTGGCGGATAGCAACCATGTCCGCTGCATATATCCCCTTGTGTGCTAACTGCTGGCATTAGTCGTAAAACCCTCTTTCCTTCATTTTATTGAGGTATTCTTTATTTGTTGCAGGCTTTCCGTCAACATAAAATTGATTATTGATATTTAGGATTAAACGATCACGATCTGAAGACCAGTTGTTTGATATGCCTATGCTAAATTCCCTGTCGGTAAACACTCTTGGGTCTCTAGCATTAAATGCTCTTATAATAAATCTTGCAACATTTTCTGCTCCTCGTCCAACCCTAAATGATGAAGCCGAACCGACTGTTGCATAGTTCTTTTCTGTTATTTTGAAATCAGGAGGAAGTCTCCATCTTTCCATGAAGTAGTCCTTGGTGGTTTTATCTTCAGGGTTGTCGGGCAAATCCATTTCCGAAATGAATCCATAAGCCACACCAGTATCCATATCTAATGTTAAATTTGGTGGAAATTCCCCACCAACAACCATATATTTGATATCACAACACCCATTGCACCCGTAAACTACACCATATGGAGAAGCGAATATTCCACTAGGGCCGTATGTGGAGGGTCCTGGAGACGGATAAGCATAAAATGCTATTGCTTTTGATTCTTTTGTTATTCTTTGTCCTTCTCTAAATGAACCAAGACTAGAATTTATAACAGTGGGCACACTTTGACTAATTCCATTTTTACCACCAAAAACAATTAAACATCTGCTTTGAGTTTGTCCAGGCCCATAAGTTACTTGTCTAGTGTGTGCTTGTCCTGAACCTGAAAGACCGTAACAATTAAAATTATCCAATCCTACAGCATAACAACCTGTAGTTTCGGATATAATAGTTCCCTCAATATTGTAAGCACCGTTTGGATAATAAAATTCTGGTGGTCTCATTCCATAATGGCTGTATCTTCCTTGCCATATACCCCAATCTTTAGGGCCCGTATTACCGTAAGTCTCTGATCCATCGGTTATATGACATGTTGCTTGAACACTACAAACGGTAGAGTAACCACCATATCCGTATCTTGTTCCGTTTGTGTATCGCATCAGAATTCGCCACCGTCTATTTCTATTGGACTTGCAGTTATTGGTGGGAATTCGGATTCAAATGCTACTATAGGTATTGCAGGAATTCCCTGTGTGGCACTACCTACATCAGACCTTCCTGGATAAGCAGATATTAAAGTTGCCTTTCCTCCAGGTACTGCATACAAACTTTGGGTAGGAATTCCTGGTGCTCCAACATCTACAAGGTTTACATCAGTCACATTACCAGACAACCCTCCACCCACAGGAGGCAAAGGAACTGCGCTCAGATTTGTTATATTTTGTGGTCCCGATGATAGGAATGAGGATGGTGATGGTGCTACTGCGGTAGCAACATTTGCTCCGGTATTTACTGCTTGAATTGCTGCTGCTGGATTTACAAATGCCAACACACCAGCAAATGCTCCACCCACAGAAGTTCCAATAGCACCTCCAACACCACCCAATCCAATTCCTGCTCCTATTGCAACTACATTTGTTAGATTGATTCCTGGTGATAGACTTTGAAGAGTTTCTCCAATTGCTTTGGGTATTGCTGATAGGCTTTCTCCCGCAGAGTTCAAAACCCCTCCAATATTTTGTCCTAAAGGATCCGATCCTCCTGCGGAAGCGATTGTGGCGGTAGTTGTAGAAACTTCTGTGGTTGTCTCAGTACCAGCAGCCAAAATACTTTGGTCTGTATTGATAAGATCAACATTACTTTCTCCAACAACCTGTTGCAATTCAACCTGTTGTGTTGCTCGGCTTGCGATTGCAGCGTCAACTTGTGATTTTTCTGTTGCGGAATATTGAATATTTTGTTCGTCTGATCCAATTTCCTTCAAGGTTTGCGTTCTATTATTAACAGCAATTTCATCACTATTATACAATTTGAAGTCAACATCAGAAACCTTTGAACCTTTAGGAAGATTTGAAGGAATTGTTGCTGTATTGTTTTCTCCGCTTACAACATTTGAAAGATTGGCTTGGTTGTTGCCCCAAGATTTTGCGGAAGTTCCGTCTGGTAAAACTGCGGTTTGTAATCCCTTTCCTCCACTAGATTGTCCGTTTAGATTTTTTAGATAATCTGTGTTCAAAAACACATTGCCCATTCTATCTTGCAATTGTGTTAAAGCATCCGAAGGAATTGCAGATTTAATAAATGGTGATACTTGAGCATTGCTGAGGTTTGGGCTTGATGCTAATCCTGTTTGAACTCCTTCAGGATTAAAATCTATTCTTGGCGCAACAAACATCATATTACCATCACTTGCTACAGTATAAGTTCCATGAACTCTATGCTCAAAGTTCTTATCTGTTTCCATTACAACATTACCTTTTGTATGGACTAGAACATCACCACCAATTTCAATGTAAAAATCTTTTGCTGCTTTTAAGGTGGTAACTGCACCATCCATATTCATGTAGCAGTTGCCTTTTATAAGCAACTTTTTATCCGAAAGAATTATTTCGTTATCTTCGCCAACAACTTTTTCCACTTTAGAACCATCAGGATGAATCTCCATCCAAGTTCCGGCTTTATGGTAAACACCAATTCTTTCTTTATCGGGAGTATCATCCAATTCAATGATATGCCCTGATTCTGTTTCAATTACATGATTTTTAGGATACTCTGCTGCGTATGGGGTTTCCTTTTCGTCCCATTTTAGCCAAGATTGTATAGCAGTTTCAACACCAGAAACTTTATCTTTTCTTTTCTTTTCTACAATTGTTTTTTCAATAGATTCATTTCTAGATAACCTATTGGTATCTGGTTCTTCTAGATGATCTTTATCGGGCCATTTGCCATCAGGATCATTGAATCCTAATGATGGTGTTGAAGGGTATCCTGGTATGCCATGAAACGAACCAATTACTATAGGGTCTTGAAAATTTACCCCATCTCTAAAAAATCCAATTACCCAAGATCCTTTTAGTAATCCCGTTGGCGACTGTCCTTTTCCGCTAACCGAAGAACTAGTCGCAGGCATTAATATGGTTGCCCAAGGAAGATCTTCTGTTGGCAAATCTTCTTTATTGTGCGTGTGATATTCAAAACAACGAACACGAACTCTACCAAGTTTTAATGGATCATTATTGTCTTCCACAACTCCGTGGAACCAATAAAATCCATTTTTGCCCATTTGGTCATGTATCGTATAAGATTCCATTTTATTTCCTTATTGCTCCAATACCAATATTGGGAACAGTTGGAGTTCTGCTTGTTGTTGTTGATTCTGCACCAATAGACTTGCTGCCATCCGACAAAATAAATGTTTCGCCCTGTTGTTTAATATTACTCAATGGCTGTGCATATGAGTCTTTAACTAGTGTCATTATCAATTCATAGTTGTTGTGCGTGAATGAATGGTTGATTTTTGTAACCATATAATTACCACTCAAGTACCTATCATACTCAAATCCACTTGCAACTCCCGCAGGGTCTTCCATAGAAGGAATGAGAAGTTCTACCATATCTCCAACTCTTCTGCGAGAATCTCCTAAAACTTTAATCTGAACTACTATTGACCCAATTTGATTCATTAAACTTTGTCTAAGCAAAACATAATTTTCATAACCATCATTATCAATCATTGATTCGTGTTTATAATTCGCATTGTCTCCAAATTTATTGGATTTTTTTGGTAGTATCTTTGTATAAGATGCTAAACGAGTTGAGTATGTGTCTCCATTGTTTTGCGATCCTCCAAAAGAGAAAGACTCTGGAGTTATCAGGGGATTGGGAGTACCACTTTTATCAAAATTAGTAGATGATAAATTAGGGGCATCTTCCGTATGAACTGTGCTATAAAAACTATTAAAGTAATTAAATAGATCAATTTCTATAGTTTTTTTGGTTATGTCTAAAGTTTTATATGATGATGCGTACATACCTGATGTGACATCTTTCATCTTATCTGCATAACTTAGAACTATAAATTCTTGTATGTTTTTGTATTGCATCATATCTTTTGTTTTATCGCTTGGTATTCTTGTATAACTTGCAACTACTTCTTTGTTCTTGAAATAAGAAACAGGAACAAAATTATAGATTCCATTTAGTTGTTGAAAAAACAAATAATCACAGCCGAGTTTGTTGTCTAGTATTCCATGTGATCTATTAGCCAACCAATTTATTGCATAAAATGGCGACCAATAAGGAAATACAACGCTCTTATTTCCTTCAGTTTTATAATCAAAAAATGATGGAGAATAAGACTCTTGTGATTGGTTGGCAAATGCTGGGCCACTAACAAACATCGGATCTTGTTTTACAATCTTTACAATATAATCCTCAAATATCTTTTTAGCCATATCCGAATATGGCATATCACGATAGGATCCTGAAAATTTTACCTGAGTATTTACAAAAAATTCAGGGGACACAAATTCAAGGGTGACAAAGGCGTTTTTATCCGAGGAGCCAATAGTATTTCTCGTACACTTATACACTCGCATCATTAGTGTAATTTCTTTACTTGATTGATTGTCTTGACCTGGAGTGTAAAAGGATATTGATAGTTTTTCGTCTCCGATAATTGGTGCGTGCGTCACCAAAGCCAAAGAATCTATAAACGAGATAGTTCCAGACAAACTATTGAAATAAATGTCTTCGTATATTTCAACCGAACTTATAAGTTTTAATAGACTAACAGATAACCCAGATCTAGTTGTCAACATAACATCTTTAATTATGATGTCACCAAGATTTGCTATCTTGTTTGCTGGTGTTGCTGCTTCTATAGTACTATCGTTTATATTTGGTAATGCCATAATTTATTATACTTGTGTTTTTCTTTTTGGCTTAAGTAAATCGGTCATTTGAGAAACAACCATATCAATGTATTCGGGTTTGACTAAATTTATAACTCTCTTGTTTTCATTCAGAGAAATTTCATAGTCCGTATTACTTACTTCTCCTAGTAAATTAAGAGTTCTTGGAGTGCCCGAAGTGTATATCCTTATTCTAGATTCTGTTGTGTCTTCAAATGGAATTCCTCTAGGATTCGCCCAAGAACCATCGCTATCCTCAAAATGATGAATTGCTGTAGAATTTGGTTCTACATATCGTATTTTTGTTTCTATACTTACACCATTTGAATTTGTTATTGTTAGTATGTTTGCATCTGTTGCAGGCACTCCAGCATTTCCGACATCACCATAAACAACCATTTTACTGAGAGTCGGATCGTATGATGTTATTAACAAATTATTAGTAGTGGTTGATGTAACTACTTTTGCTGTTGTGTTTCCGTTAATTATAGGTTCACTTTTTAGTATTTCCTGAGATCGTTTTGAGCCTGATGCATAATAAAAAATATCGTCTGTATACACAGCATAACCTGAATATTTTTCTGCAATGTAATTTGTTAAGGCTCTTTCGTTTAGAGGCCAATCAAAATACGGATCTAAAATTTCATTAAACAGAAGAATTACCCAATGTAAATTGGAATTACCGTAAAAGGTGTGCGCTAAAGTATCTGGTCTATCATTTTCCTTTATTCTATAGGGAGCAAATAGACCCTCTTTTTGTTTAAGATAATTGGAAAATTTAGCACGAACAAGTATGTTTTTTACTTGTTTTACTTCTAGATTTTCACCATCTAAAACAATAGATGTAACTGGAAATGCGGAAAAATAACTCATTTTAGAATCCTTGCTCTATTCTGTCTGCTGTTAGAATTTCTAGTTCTGAGAAGGTTAAAGACATCTCAATTTTTGTTGGTGCGGCTCCTCCGACAGGTTCTCCTCTATCGGTTTGTGTGGAAACTGGAGCAAATGTGGAAAATGGTTCATCACCGTAAGTCACATTTATATCAGTTAAAGAGCATCTGCCTATTCTAGGCAAGTATAAATTTTCCATTCCATCGTGATTAAATCTGATTCGGAATTCTGCGGGGAACTCTACATAACGCCCTGCCAATCCGCCTATTCTTTTTGGCAAAGAATATCTTTTGAATAGATTTATTATCTGATAGGTAGTTTCAACTTCTTTTGCGTTTCTTGGTAAAAATTTAAAAGTAAACTCAAAAGTTCTTCGCTTTGTGGATTTATACATGTTTATGATAAATGGATTAGTAACTTTTCGGCTTACTGCTCTATAATAATTCGCAAGATTTAGTTGACCTCCAAGTTCTCCTCCTAAATTTTTTGTTAGTTGGTTCAAGTAGTCTCCGCTAGATCTCAATGCTTGTCTACCAAAAGTTTCCATTGTGGCTCGTATCTGTGCTGAAAGATTTTCATCATTCACACCTCTACTCTTAAACAAATTGGTTAAAGTTTGTGCAGTAACTTTCATAGTATCAGTAACAACTCCAAGTTTGGTAAAATCTTCTTCCGTATATTCAACGCCATAAGAAGTTTTTAAATTTGATGGCATGTATAAGCATATTGTTCTAGGAACTCTTTGGTTTGCTGTGCTCATTCCCGTAGTTTCTTGAACAAACCCAAATTCTCCTGCACCAACTTTATCACTTCCTTCATAACTGAAGTTATTCCATAAATCTTTTGCTACTTGTGATCCTATACCACTTGACGCTAGTGATCCTGCACCCAACCCAAAAGAACCAAGAGTGAGCGCAATTCCTGCTGGACTGTTTACTAAATTAGCAGGGGCTGCTAGTACACCAGCAACCTTTTCTGGATCAAGTCCTACTGTTGAAGACATTTTTTTAATGTCTATTCCGTATATTCTAGGATTTGCATCAGATTTGGAATCAGTATTCGTTTTCAAGTTATTTCCGCCAGAAACAAACATCTCAAACGATATCCAATTTTTTAGTTCTGGAGTAAGACCCAAATCATATGGATAAGAAAATATCATTTCCTTATCGCTACCTGCTGGTTTAATTTGATTGGCATCACTAAAGTAACCACTATCCTGTTGCTGTAATTGTCTAAATCCTTCTTCTCTGTCTTGTTGTATCTTCCTCTGCTCATTATCCTGCAAATCTTTTAGAATAGCATTTGCTTTGGCTTTGTTGGGTGATGGCTTCACCTTCCAAGTATTGGTGGCAGAATCATAGAAAATGTCTTGATTATCATTTAATAGAGCGGGATCATCCGTTTTTATGTCAAAATCTTGACCGTTCTGATAGACGGCATTGGTATCAGCATCCAAAAGTTTTGGATCTACCTGCTGAAATCCTTTTCTTAATCCTTGAGCCCCATTGAATGCCCCCTCGCCTAGATCTGGCATATAGAATATCCTTTCTATTCTAAGGTGTGTAGAGTTATTTATTCAAAAAAATTTAACTAAATAATATAGATAGTAGGAGGGGTTTAGAATCGGAACTTTTAAAACATATAAGGGGTTTTATAAACCTAAAAGTCCTGAAAAATACAAAGGCGATCCAACAAATTGTGTATATCGTTCCTTGTGGGAACGAAGGTTTATGCAGTATTGTGATACCAATGACTCTATTATTGCATGGTCTTCCGAGGAAGTGATAGTTCCGTATAGATCTCCGTTAGATGGTAAGATTCACAGGTATTTTGTTGATTTTTGGATAAAGACACGAGATTCGGATAATAACGAAAAGTGTATCCTAATAGAAATAAAACCAAAAAATATGACAGAAAAACCTACCATATCGGAAGGCAAAAAGATGACTAGGGGGGCTATGCTAAAGATGCGGGACTGGATTATCAACAGCACCAAATGGGAAGCGGCTAGAAATTATTGTTTAGATAAAGGTTGGGAATTCAAGATACTGACGGAAAAGGAAATCTTTGGAAAAGTATAAAGGCGTTCAAAATTGAGTAGAGAAGAAGTAAACGCAATAGTAAGAAGATTTAAGTTTGAGAACTATGATATTGCCGACCGAGAAGCAACCCATTGGTTGGGTAATGCGTTAAAAGAGGTTGGAACGATATACCGAGAACCTCTCTTAAGAAAAAGTTCCAACAACTCAATGGCGGCGGGAAGTATGTACTTCTTTCAATATAATCCCAAACACGCCAGCAATAAGAGTAAATTGCCATTTTATGATCAGTTTCCGTTGATAATTGTTTTAAAGTGGGATAAAGGATCGGTTTTAGGATTGAACCTGCACTATCTGAGACACTATAACCGTGCTGTATTTTTAAACTACCTACTAACACAAACAAATATAGACGAATGGTATAGGTATCCAGCAGATTCATCTTCAGTATTCATAAAGGCATCGTATGATAAAATAAAGGGTTCAAGTCCTCTTATGAATAAATTTTTAAGGGCTGCAATAAAAAGATATGATTACACACGGGTTATTGGTGGGGCGTTGTATATCAAACCTATTGACTGGAAAATATTACCATTTTTGCCCCTAGATAGATTTATAGGAAAAACACGAGAAGAAGTTTTTAAATGGGCAGCAGAACAATAAAGGAATCTATAAATGGATAATATCTTTAATCTTAGTTCATTTTCTTCGTCTTTAGGAAATCCTGGTAGATCGGATAGCCGTTCCTTTCAAGTGGGCGGCAAATCAGCAAAAGACCGAGGTGCGTCTTTTATAGAAGATCAAGTAAACTTTGGTCGTTCCACAGGATATTTGAGATCTAACAGATATTGCATTCTGTTTCAGGGAGTTCCAAGTTCTCTTGAAATGCAAAGGCAGGATAATGGATTTTTGTGGGGTCTGGATAACAAAAGACTTTCTTTAAACTGTCTTCAAGCAAGCATACCAGAAAGTTCATTTTCCACATCGGACTTTCGTGTTGTAGGGCCAAAAAGATCAATTCCTTATTCCCAAGATTTTGGTGATACCAACGCATCGTTTCAATTTAATTGTGGTACTGATCTTTATGAATATACATTTTTTAGATCATGGCAGCGATCAATAATAGATCCAGTATCCCGATATGTTTCATTCTACGATGATTACGCAAAACAATGCTCCATATCAATCATTCCTCTTCCAAACTTTGTTTATAATTTTGGTCATGTTTTAGAGTTGTTGGAATCTGAAAGATTATACGGTATAAAAATGACTGAAGTTTATCCAAAAAGTGTTGGATTAAATCAGTTTCAAAATGCTTCTACAAATACTCTAACCGTTTCAAGCGTAAACTTTGCTTACCGCGAACTTATTCCATACGCAAGTTGGGATGATGATACCAAATATGCTATGCATGCTGGTATATCACAAATAATGGACATGACATCTAATACTGTTAGAGTCTCCGACGATCAATTAAATGGAATCAGAAGAGATTTGACAAACGAAGAAAAGCAAAGATTGCAAACTGCTTGGTTGGCAAAGGCTCCTGCTGGTGCGAAGATAGATGGTGGAAGACCGGATTATACAAAGTATCTGAAAAACAATCCAAACGATCCTACCTTGCCTCAGTACGCGGGAGAACCAGATCTATTCCTAAACAACCTTATAACATCAGGAATCAACACTTCAGCCTTGTTTAGAGGCATATAAATAAAACTACAGTATTGACAAGGAGATTATAAAATGGCTTTACCTATTGTTGCGACACCAAAATATGAAATAAAAATACCCTCAAGCGGTCAGGTAGTTGAATATAGACCGTTTTTAGTAAAAGAAGAAAAGGTTCTTCTTCTTGCTAGTGAAACTAAGGATGAACGCGAACAAATTCGCGCAATGAAGCAGGCAATCAGAAATTGCACTTTTGAAAAAATTGATGTTGATAAACTTGCTCCATTTGATATTGAATATCTGTTCTTAAAATTGCGATCAAAATCTGTCGGTGAAACTGTTGAAGTTTCTGTTACCTGTGAAGATGGTTGCAAAGATACTGTAAAAGTGCCTGTTCGTCTTGATGATGTGGAAGTAAAATTCAATCCTCAATTTACCAATCGTATTCAATTGTCTGATACTGTTGGTGTTTTGATGAGATATCCTGCTTATGATGATATGATAAAATTGACAGAAGCACAAAAGAAAGAAGATCCTGCTTTAATAATGGAATTTGTGGCAAGTTGTGTAGATGTTATATACGATAAGAGTGAAGTTTATAAGTCTAGCGAATATTCAAATAAGGAAGTTGTTGAATTTTTAGAACAATTGTCCCAATTAGCACTAAAGAAAATAATGAATTTCTTTGAGTACATGCCAAGTTTAGAGAAGACAATAACATATAGTTGCTGCGGAAAGGAAAAGGAGGTAACGCTAAAGGGAGCACAAAGTTTTTTTCAGTAAGCATGATGCACGATAGTCTTGCAAATATGCTTGAAAGTAACTTTGCTATGATTCAACATCATAAGTATTCCTTAAGCGATATTGAGGGGATGATACCGTGGGAGAGAAGAGTTTATATTGAAATGCTTGTTAATCATGTGAGAGAGGAGAACGAACGGCAGGGGAATTCAAGTCAATTTGATCCTGCTCAATTTAAAGGATAAGTAGATGGCAGAGTCAGAATTTAATTTAGGTCCTAACTATCCGCCTGGTGGCGCACCCGAAAATCCAAGGGTGAACAATTCTGCATACGATAGTGAAATGAAAAAGACGCAGCAGTTACAGGCAGAAACTTTAAAATCTCTAAACGAAACTATAAAAGGACTTTCTGAACAATACGCCGAACTTACTGCAAATGATCGTAAATTGACTGATGAAGAACTCGCAGCGAGTAAGATGCTGAGAGAAAAAATTGATGTTCTATCTCAGATATTAGAAAGTGTAAAAAGTGATGCGTCTAAAGGAGGACCGCAAGTTCCTCTATCTGCTATAGGCATAAAAGAAAGAACAGAAACATTTACAAAACTTTCAAAAGTAATAACTGACTTTCAAAGGTCTTCTGCTGATCTTAAAGCGGCTGGTGGTGGAGAAATGGAATTTGACCAATGGTTCTCTACCTATTTGGAGCAACAAAAACTAGACAATTTAAGTCTATCTCAGCAAGAACACAACAATCTATTACTTCAAGATGTAAAGAAAATACTTAAAGACTCCAACACATCCCTATCTTCTTTATCTGAAGATGAGTTGGAAGAATTGGCTAGAAGATCTATAAAATTATCTATTGACCAAAAGCAAATAGAAACAGACTTATTAGCGCAAAACAGAGATGTCATTAAACTCAATAAAGATGCTAACGCTCAAGATATAAAAAATACAAAGGCTATAGTGGAATCAAGTAAGTTTGATCCATCAAAACCTATAATTGAATACGGGTTCAAAACAGTAAACAAACAAATGAAGGAAATTGTGGAGAACACAAAGCCTCGCAGTTTGTTTAAAATTGTTACTGATTTAATGGGCCCTCTTGGCAAAATTATATACTTTTTTACCAAGTTTGTTGTTGGGCCATTGTTGTTTACCTTTGGTATAATTACTGGATTTTTATTAGTTCAGTATGGAAAACTTAAAGGATTGGGTTCTCTATTAAGCGGTGAAATATTCTTACTGTTTCTAGAGGGATTAAAACGCTTTAAAAACATCATAGTGTTTTTGTATAAAGATGTTCCCTTAATAGTTTCTAGTTTTATAAATCAAGTATCTACAAATGCTGCAAAAGCAGTGCAGCCCATGAGAACTATTTCTAGAATATTTGCTAACATTGCTAGTGGTAGTGAAACATTCTTTTATGCTTGGACTAAGATAGTAGGCTTTGTATCAAAGATTCCATCTGATCTTTCTCGCTTATACGGATTCCTAAAAAGTTATGAGTCTATAGGAAACCTTCGTGTATTTGGAAAAGCCTATGTTATTGCAGGAGACGCATTAATAGGTATAGGAAAAATAATAGATAAACTTAAACCTACATTTGAAATTATTGGAAAATTTGGCACATCAATCACAAACCTAGCAAGTTATATTGGTAGCATAGTAGGAAAAATATTTTCTCCTATTACTCAATTGTTTTCTTCTAATTTGGGAAAAGCGTTAATAGGCTTTGATAAGTTGGGTGTTGGATTATCTTCAATGTTTAAGTTTGGTGTTAGTATGGGTAAATGGCTTGGTGGGGTTACTCCTTGGTTTGTTACCCTTATCACATTATTCGCAGATATTCCTAAATTTTTTAAGGCTTTATTTTATACGGATGCATATACTGCAATTAAATCTGTAATGGCTTTAATTGTACAAGTTGCTGGATTAGTTTTATCCACTTTATTTGGTGGGCCTTTAGGTGCTATTGCCGCATCATATGTTCTGAAGTTTGATAACATAATGAAATGGCTTGATCCTATATTTGATTTTATTATATACACTGGTGGTATTGTTTTGGGATTATTGTATTCAATCTACAAAGATTTTGTACAACCTGCATTTGAAGCAATCGGACAAGTTGCCTTAACTGTATTGAATTTGGGATTTGCTTTATTAAAACCTATATTTAAATTTGCTCAGTTTGTGTTATTGTTATTATCACCTCTATTTGCTATTGTTGCTTTAGCATTTAAGGGTGTGGGTTATATTTTTAAGGGAATATCAATTCTATTCAAAGCAATAAATGATAATATCGTTGAACCATTCATAAAATTTTCAGAATGGTTTATGTTTAAATTTATACAGCCAGTTTATGATTGGCTCGCAAACACTTGGTTTGGTAAACTTGCTGGTATGGAAACAAAAGAACAGAGATTAAAAAGAGAAACCCGAGAAAAAATCAAAAAAATAAAGTCTGAAGGAAATACAGAAGAATCAAGTACTAATACTGGATTTAGTATTCCTGAGTTTAATATAGGAATAGACAAATCAAGCATAGATGCAGGAATTGGAAAATCTAAAGAATTTGTAACTCATGCTGTTGATAAGGGTGTTGGGGTTGTTGAAAACACGGTTGATTCTTTAAAGTTTATTAGTAAAGATTTTTCAGGTTCAATTCAACAATTAACAGACAGTTTAAAAACACAATTAACACCAATTGCAAACACAATGGTTTATTTTGGTAAAATTTTTGGTATGCGGGCTACAGAATTTGGTATTAAGGCTTTACCAATAGCAGAAAATGTTCTAATAAATGCTACAACACCTATTTCTGGTTATTCAACTTCCGCCACAATAACTCCATCAAATGCTCCTGCCAATAATCGTATGGCTGAAGAATATCAATGGATGGCATCTCTACTAGAGAAAGCCTCGGGAGATGAAAAGAATAGAGCCGCCAATAATACTGTTAACAACCAACAAACAACGGTAGTCAACAATACTAGTGGCGGCTCATCAATGACTATGCCTAGCAACAGCGAAAGAACGGTTAATCAAATTAACAATTCAGTTCGCCCCGTAGGATAATCAATCCTCTTCAGCCAACTTGCGGAAGTATGACAAGGTATCATCCTCGTCACCAGTTTCTTCTTCCTGCACCGGCTTCTTTGCAGCGGGAGCGTCCTTCTTACGGAACTTCTCGCTCAAACTCTCACGGATAGGCTCTTCGTCTTCAGCCTTCGTTGCAGACTTGATTTCGGTGGTGAGAACAGTCTCGTACCGCTCCTTCAATTCCTCGTAAGACTTAAACTTGTCGGAACCAACAAACTCCTGCAATGCATACTGAGACTTCCACAACTTCTCAAGCCACTCATCCTTACCTTCAAGCAGAGGACTCTTGGTGTCAAACTCACTCTTATCGTAGTTTGCAAAACCACCAACAGTCTGAATCTTCATTTTGAAGTTGCAGCCGTTCCAAAAATCAAACGGGTTGATTGGCTCTTCGCCGGGGAACTTCGGCTGCATGCAGTCGCTAATCTTGTCAAAAATCTTCTTGCCGTAGCGGAACAAGAAAACCTTACCCTCGTTATCACGGTTAGCAGGATCGCTGACAACCATGATGTTTGAGATGTAAGACAACTTACGCTTGCGGTTACGAGCGATATCCTTATCGGATTCAATTCCGCTGTTCCACAGTTCGTTGTTTGCTTCGCACACAGGACACTTCTTGCCTAGAGTAGTGGGGCAGTTCTCAATGAACCATCCACCCTTACCTTGGAATCCGTGGTTAAACACGCGAACCCAAGGAACTTCTTCGCCAGCACAAGCAGGCAGGAAACGGATGATGGCAAAACCATTACCGTCCTTACCACGCTCGGTGCTCCAAAAGCGGTCGTCCTTATATGACTTACTTTCCGTCGTCTTTTCCAATTCCTTGGCGAGAGCCGAGACGGAGTTCTTGCTCATCTTCTTTAGGTCTGAAAATCCAGCCATTGTAGTATCCTTTCGTATTACGAGGTATTAAAAGTATGAGTGAGTGTGTATTGTATACTAAGTATTCTTTGTATGCAACTTATTTGTGATGATTTCCGAGATAATTCTCTTCAGTTCATCACGCCTAGTATCTAGGTGAAGAAATGGCGCATAACGAAGAAGAGGAATACCAACTTCTTCCCAAATAGGATCACCATCCATGTTCCATTGTTTTGTAAAATGTAACAGATGATCCAATACTAAAAAAGTTTCAGGAGAAATGCGCTTCTCCATAACTGATCTAAAAATTCGTGGGTGTGTTCCGTCTTCCTGATGGAACAGTTTGTTAAAACATTCGGGATCATCTTTGCAGGTCTCCCACAATTTGTTTATTTCACCTTTTATATGGTACTGCAAAGACTGAACTCGCTTTAGCCGAGACAGATGTGCTTCCTCAGCATCTTCGCCAAGCATATCACCAACCCAACTTTTGTTGGCTAGAATTTGTGACAAGAAAAACTCTACGATTTCCTCTCGGGAATATCGCTTGGCTAACTTCTCAAAGTAATAGCGATCTTTACGCCGTTCAAAGGTCTCAGGTGCAACCTTAACCTTTCCAAACCTATGGTAATCAAATCCGCTATTTTTAAAGTGTGCTTTGAGAGTTATGAAAGTCTGATATGCTTCAAACGGTTTCATTCAAAATAATTTAGAAGTCTTCTTAAGCATGTTGGCTTTCTGTCCTTCTACCTTTAGCCGTTCCTTGATGGGCTTGGTGAGAAGTTTTGCAACTGCTTCAGGTTCAATTCCATGTTTTTCGCAAAGATCAACAATCACTTCAATGTAAGTCGTATCTTTACGACTCTTGTACATTTCTTCTACCTGCCGACAAAAATCGGCTTGTAGATTTATTATAGAACCCATTTAATCTGATTCCTCTAGTTCTTCTTCACGAGGAACAGCATTTAATTGTTCGCCTCGTATAATTGCATTGTTAAATTCTTCTTCACTAAACAGCAGAGTTACTTCACGATCCTTAAGCATGATATGAATAATATGCTTGCCTTCTCCCAACTTATCAAGTATGGAGTCTTTAATCTTGTTGATCTCTGCGTGTTCGTCTCTCTTAAACAGTCTGGTTAACCATTTCATTTATTTTCCTCTGTAGGTCTTGAAAATTATTGCTAGCCCAATAGTTCTTTATGGATTCGCCTAACTTGATTTTATAATCATCAGGATTCTTTTTAAATACCTGAGTGCTTCCATCCTCTGCCGATATAAGAATAACTACCTGTGGAACTCGTACACCCATACTCTCTAACCACATATACGAGTATGCAGCGGTTTGTTCAAAGTAATTTTGAATCCAGTCTTCTTTGCGACGAGACTTTGCAGACTTGAAATCTATAACCGAGAGAACGCCTTCATATTCTCCGATGCA